AAAGGTCCAGCTTAAACTAAAAGAAATAGCCGCCGAGATAGGGTACGGGGGCTGCGAGATCTTTCCCAAGCAGATCAAACTGGTTCTGGAGCGCGGGGATAACGGAAACTTCCTCAACCTCCCCTACTTTGACCACGAGGGCGGCCTGCGGTACGCCTTCAACAAGGATGGAAGCGCCGCGACCATCGTAGAGTTTCTGGACCAAGCCGAAGCATCCGCAATAACCGAGGACCAGTTAGACGGCCTGCTGTCCAAATCCGTATCGGTGGTGGACGATAAGCTCAAGGACGGCCCTCCGTGCCTACAGGCCCTGCTACGTCAGGGCTTTCCCGAGGGAACACGGAACAATGGCCTGTTCAATCTGGGTGTGTATCTCCGGAAGGCGTATCCCGACGACTGGGAAACGAAGATCCTCGACTACAACCAGACGATCATGGATCCGCCGCTTGACCTTAAAGAAGTCAACGTCGTCGCGGACCAGATAAAAAAGAAAGAATACCAGTACAAATGCGCCGACCAGCCTATCTGCAATTTCTGCAACAAGGATTTGTGCCGCAGCCGGAAGCACGGCGTCGGAGGGGGTGCCAACACCCCTACCGTAGCCAACCTCCGAAAATACGACAGCGAGCCGCCCCTCTGGTTTCTCGACGTGAATGGGAGCCCCGTGGAACTCGACACCGAAGGTCTACAGAAGCAGCCGCGCTTTCAAATACTTTGTATGGAGCAGATAAACTTCATGCCGCGCACCATCACCCGGCAGGCTTGGGAGGCGCAGATGAACAGCCTTCTCGGACAAATGGTGGACACAGAGGGCGCGGTAATCTCCACGTCAGCAGATACCAGTCTGAGCGGGCAGTTCTACGACATGCTGGAAGAGTTCTCGACGCACATGCAGTCCGCGATGGACCGGGAAGAGATACTTCTTCGTCGCCCATGGACCGACGAGGAAGAGGGCCGGACCTACTTCCGGCTCAAGGATTTCGAGGCGTTCCTGAAGCGCAACAAGTTCTTCGACTACCGGTCCAACAAGATAGCGCAGCGACTTCGAGACATAGACGGCAAGGCCGAACAATTCCGGCTCAAGGGACACATGGTCCGATGCTGGTCGATACCTGCATATACAAAGATTGACGAGGAGTTTGGCTCCCGTTTCGACGAAGAAGAGGATGTACCGTTTTGACCACAACGAAAGTTAACTGGTGCCAGCTTATAAAGGAGCTACGCAAGGAGGCCGGGATTTCTCAGAAAGACCTCGCGGTCAGGGCACAAATGAAGCAGCGGACCATTGCCGAATACGAGAACGTCGGAGCAGGACGGCAGCTTTCGGTACAAAAGATAGAGGCGATCCTTGACGCCTTGGGGTATGAGATGGACGTATTTTTGAAAGTGCGGTACGGGCACCGGTTAGAGATGCCGGGGGCATTGGACGAAAAACCCAAGGCGACAGATGATGTTTAGGTATTTTGGCCCTCCCGGAACCGGGAAAACGACCACGCTACTGAATCAGGTAGACGCTCTACTGGCCGGGGGCATGTCACCCAACGACATAGGGTATTTTGCTTTCACGCGGAAAGCGGCCCACGAAGCACGAGACCGCGCTGTGGCGAGGTTCAACCTCGACCCGGAGAAAGACTTTCAGTACTTCCGGACGCTGCATAGTCTGGCGTTCCAGGCTCTTGGTATGACCGGGGCGGAGGTACTCGGCGACAAGGGCCTCCGGGGTTTCAGCGAGGAGACCGGGGTAGACCTGTCTACAAGCGGCTCCGAGCACATAGCCGATGACGGCTTTATGCTGATGAAATCTAACAACCCCATCATGCGGGCCTTTGATCTGGCGCGGAACACTCTGAGGGGGACGCAGTATGCCTACAACATAACCGATCTTCCCATTCCGTTTTACGAGTTCGAGCACCTGTACAAAGAGTACGAGCGCTTCAAGCTGCTCAACGGTCTGAAAGACTTCACCGACATGATGGTGGAGCTTTCCGAGAAGCCGGGGAACATCCCCTTCCTGAAGGTGGTGTTCCTTGACGAGGCGCAGGACCTTACTCCACTGCAATGGAAAGTTGCTCACCACCTCAACGACCGCAGCGACCGCATGTTCGTCGCAGGAGACGACGACCAAGGCATTTACCGGTGGGCCGGAGCCGACATCAACTACTTTGTTGGACTTCCGGGCGGCTCCGAGGTGCTGTCCCAGTCGTACAGGGTTCCGCGCAGCGTCCATGCCATCGCCGATTCCGTAGTCCAGCGTATCCGCAGCAGGCAGAAGAAAGTCTGGATGCCCCGCCCCGAGGAGGGAAGCGTCGAGCGCACCTATGACGCCAACACGGTCTCGTTCGGCGACGACGAATGGCTCGTCCTAGCGCAGGCCAATTACATGCTGGATGAACTGGCCGACAGGCTCACCTCCAGCGGGCATTACTTTGAGCGCAAGGGCTCGCCCTCCATCAAAAAGACCATCCGGAGCGCCATCAGTTCGTGGAACCACCTGCAACAAAGCCCCGGACACGAGATCTCCCTGAAGGAAGCCATCAATCTTTATGACCACATGTCCAGCGGGCCGGGCCGCCTGAAGCGCGGTGCCAAGAAGATGCTGTCCGGCGCGGACGAACAGGACCTGTTCACGATGGCCGTCCTGCGGCAGCACTTTGGTCTGGAGACGCCCGGCGATACATGGGACGCGGCCCTAGACCGCATAGGTAACGAAGACCGCGCCTATGCCACGGCGCTCCTTAACCGGGGCATCAACATTTTCGAGAAGCCCAAGATCAAACTGTCCACGATCCACGGGGCAAAAGGCGGTGAGGCCGACAATGTCCTGCTGTTCACCGACCTCTCCGGAAAAGCCTTGCAGGAGATGGAGAAGAACCCGGACGACGCACACCGCGTCCTATACGTTGGAATGACGCGGGCCATGCAGAATCTGGTCCTTAAAATGCCGGAAGACTCACAAAGGGGTTGGGCAATATGAAGATGCGACTTTTTTAAACAAAGGAGAGAAAGATGCCTGCTAAAGAAGTTTTAGAGACAGCCTCGGCTCTTGTCACGGGAGACCGGGCCAGTGCCCACGGCTCCATCCCGGAGACCCACGAGAACATAGCCCGCCTGTGGAACGGCTATATGTACAACAAGGACGAACTCACGGCGCACGACGTTGCCAACATGATGGAGCTTATGAAAGTGGCCCGGCGGAAGAACGGAGCTCTCAACATGGACGACTACGTTGACGGTGCCGGATACGCGGCGGTGGCTTACGAATGCGCCGAGGCGGAAGAAAGTAAGGAGGAAACCACACCCCATCCCTTCGACCCAGAGCGATTCCGGCTCACAGAGGAAGGCTTCCGGCTCAGAAGGGATGCGTTAAGTTGAAAAATAATCTCCAGAAGCCGAAGTGGGGCGTGAAAACCGAATGGGTGCCCATCGAGCAGCTACCGCCGACACCGGACGGCATCACAGAAATAGCAATTGATCTGGAAACCAAAGACCCACGGCTCAAGTCCCACGGTCCGGGTTGGGCCACGGGCCATGGGGATGTCGTCGGGTTTGCCGTCGCATACGAGGGTTTTAACGCCTACCTGCCCATTGCCCATGAGGGTGGCGGCAATCTGGACCGGGGCATTGTCATGCGCTGGTTCCAGAAGGAGATAGCCAACCACCCGTCGGACAAGATCTTCTTCAACGCCGCCTACGACGTGGGCTGGCTCAAGCGCCTTGGCATTGACCTCAAGGGCAAGATGATCGACGCCATGCTCGCCGCGCCCCTGCTGAACGAAAACCGCTTCAGCTATTCCCTGAATGCCGTCTCATACGATTACATGGGGTTGATGAAGTCCGAGGCCGCGCTCCGGGAGGCCGCACAGGAATTTGGCGTAGACCCCAAGGCCGAACTCTACAAGCTGCCCGCCTGCTTTGTCGGCGAGTATGCCGAGGCCGACGCCCAGCTTACGCTCGATCTGTGGCAGGTCTTCAAGGTGGAACTGACCAAGGAGGATTTGTGGCAGGTCTTTGACATGGAGACCTCCGTCCTGCCGCTCTGCATCGAGATGACGTGGCGCGGCATCCGGGTTGACCTCGACGCCGCCGAGCGCCTCCGCCAAGATTTGATCAAAACCGTCAAGGCCATGCAGTCCGGCATCAAGAAGGAGACCGGCCTCGCCGTCGAGCTTTGGGCCGCTGCCAGCATTGCCAAGGTCTTTGACCAACTGGGCATACCCTATGGCCGCACCAAGACCGGGCTGCCGTCTTTCACGAAGAACTTCCTATCCCAGCATGAGCATCCGATAGCCCAGAAGATTGCCAAGGCGCGGGAATACGACAAGGTGGGCAACACCTTCTTGTCCAGCATCCTGCGCTATACAGAGGATGGGAGAATCCACGGCCACATCAACCAGCTACGGTCGGACGGTGGAGGGACGGTAACCGGGCGCATTTCGATGTCCAATCCTAATTTACAACAGATTCCTGCCCGCAACCCCGACATGGCGTCCAAAATACGGGGGCTGTTCCTGCCGGAAGAGGGAGAGCAGTGGGCGTCGATGGATTTCGACCAGCAGGAGCCGCGCATCCTCGTCCACTTTGCAAGCCTCACGCACAAGGGCCTGACCGGATCCGGGGACTTCGTCAAGGCATACCGGACCGACCCCAAGACCGACTTCCACCAGATGGTCGCCGACATCGCCAACATCCCGCGCAAGCAGGCCAAGACCATTAACCTTGGCATCATGTACGGAATGGGGCAGACCAAGCTCGCCGAGCAACTGGACGTGACGCCGGAGCAGGCCAAACGGCTCATGCGCCAGTATCACGAGGACGTTCCGTTCGTGCGGGAACTTATGGATGCTGTGCAACGGAAGGTCTCGCACCGCGACAAGGGCGGGTTTGTCCGGTCCTTGCTTGGCCGCAAGTGCCGGTTTGATCTGTGGGAGCCAAACCTGTTTGTTTCTGCACGGGCCCTGCCCCAAGAGGAGGCCCACCTCGAATACGGCGACAATATCAAGAGAGCATACACCTATAAGGCGCTTAACAAATTAATCCAGTCGTCAGCAGCCGATCAGACCAAGGCCGCGATGGCGGCGGTGTACAAAGGGAAGAAAAAAGTGCCGCTCGTGCAAATACACGACGAACTGGCGTTCTCTGTATCGGGCGCAGAGGAGGCCAGAGAGTTGTGCAGCATAATGGAGGGCGCTCTGCAACTGGAAGTGCCGAGTCCTAGCGATATATCGCTAGGACCGAACTGGGGAAGCTTGACTAAGCTGGACAAGTCCGATAGTTTCCCAGAGATAAAGGAATAGTAGTATGAATCCCGATAAATGGAAGAGCGTCGTCATCCCGATTGAGAGCTACCACGTCCTCAAGGACATGGCGGCGAAGGAACGCCGCACGATCTCCGGCCAGTTCACGTTTGTTTTGGAAAAGATGACGGGGAAGGACATAGAGCCCGCCCCGCTGAAAAAGGGACGTAAAAAATGATGACCGCCGTTTTTGTCACCGCCGCCATATACTCGTTAATACTCGTTCTCGGCGTCATCCTCTAGTATGGGCAAGCGCTCCGACTTTGCGCGCCGGGAACGGGATTTCTACCCCACACCGGTCAGCGCGGTCGAGCCGCTCATCGCCCATTTGCCCGAGCGCTTTACATATATAGAGCCCTGTTTTGGCGATGGTGCCTTAATCCGGGCTCTGTCAAGCTTTGAGGGTGCGGCGCACGGCGGGCGCTTTTGTCCGACGCTGGGATACGCCAGCGACATTGAACTGCCGCCAGCCCGTTTCTTCTACGGCGACTGCGCGGCAACATGGGAAAGATACCATGCCCGATTATACAAAAAGGACGCCCTCGCGATTGAAGA